TTGATTCTGGACTAACTACTAATTCATAATCTTGCATTCTAGTTATACCACTTTCAATAGTTCCTTTTTTAACTGGCTTTATGTTTACACCTAAATGCTTTAAGTCTGCTATAAGTCTTGGCTCTGCTGAGTCTGCAATGATTAGCTTATTACCTACTTTGCTTAATATAATCTCAGCAAGTTGATTAGACTTTAATCCATTTTGATAGATATGCTCTTTTAAATATAGCTTACGTTTAGACTTATCAATAGCAACTTCTGTTAAGCTGTCTGGATCAATACTAAAACCAAAGTCCATTCCACAAGATGTCTGTAAGCCATCAGGATTAAATTCTCCAAATGTCCAATTAGTAAACACTACACCATCTGCACGATCAAGCCAAGAGCCAAGTATTCTGTGTTGGTATTTTTTAAAGTTTCTATGCTTGATGGTTTCTACACGCTGTATAAAGCTGTCTGACAGGTTTTCTTTGTTGTCTAGGTATGTACTATGGATATAGCATACATTGTCTTTAACACCATTAAAACCAGCTTCAACTCCTTTGTCTTGAAAGAATCTATTGTATATCCAATGCTCTTTAGTGACAGGGTTTAATATAAGTATGATTCTGTTCTGCACATCTTTTTCTCTAATACTTAAATCAATAGTATCAAAAATATCCTCATCTATTAACTCCTCTGCTTCATCTAATACCCAAGTGCTTATTCCTTGTAATGATTTAAGACTAGCTGTCTGATTACCAGCAGATGTCTTTATACCTCTAAATAGTATGTCTGATTTGTTGCCTAAGTTTACAACCTCAGCTTTGTTTACGCTAAAGATATTCTCAAATCCTAATAGACTTATCTTTTCTAAGAATTCAGGAATAATAGATAGGTGTGCCGATACCATTGTGTATCTTGTAAACAATATACGTATGTTTGCTGACATTGTAAGCAGCGTAAGAAAAACCGTTACAGCAAATGACTTGCCAGAACCCCTACCGCCTGTTATTATAAAATAACGAGCATCAGATTCAAATAAAGGATTATATTTTTCGTTAAGATTCAGTTTTTACAAAGTTTATTAAAGGCATATTGATACTATCATCATTAGTTGTAACATCAACCCTTTGCTGTGGTTTACCATAAAAGTATTCAAAGAATAATTTGACTGCCCATTGCTCTTTTTTTTCTAATCCTTTTTTTAGTGACTCTAATGCTATGTCATTCATAGGTGTTAGATTCTCTATTAGCTTTTGCTCCTCAGCTTTTGCCTTTCTACCTGACCCTGCTCTTTTACCTCCGTGTGTACTCATTTTGAAAAAATTTGATTAATCAAGTTGTTATTATATAATAGAAATCACTTGAATTCATTTGGCAGCATTAATCTTATTCCTAATTCTGTTAAAGCCCATATACGTATTTGATCTGCATATATCTCAAACTCTTTTGTGTTCATTCTTGCTGTGCTATTAACTGTTTGAAGCCCTATTTGTTTATCATTTATGTCTATGCTCTGCCACTCACTTGCGAACTTAACCTTTAAAGTATCGTGCATTTCATCAGGAAAATATCCTAGCTCTGCTGCTAATGGCTGCACTATACAAGCCCAGTAGTAATTATTCTGCATATTGCTTCTATTGTTTCTTTGTTTTTTTACCTTAACTATATAGTCACTACCTAATTCTTTTAAATAATTAAAAAGCGTTTGCTTATCTTGTGTTGTATTTATTACAAAATTCATTAATACTTTCTGGATAAACTATTGTCAAACCTCTTTTTTAATTGCTTACTTATTCCAGCACTTAACATCTGTTGGTTTATTCTGTACTTAGTAGCTATAACTTTTAAGCTAATGTCAGGGTTTTCAAAGTAATATTTGACAGCCTTACTTGTTAGTGTTCTTAAGTATGCGCTTGATCTTGCCTTTCTCATTAGTCAAAAGATTCATTAATTCCACGTTCACCACATAGCTTTTCTTTAGCACTATCCCACAGCTTATCACCTCTTTTCTTTTTGCTTAAAGATGCCTCTGTTCTAATTAGACTAGGCATACCCTCCTCTGGCTCTGCATCCATCCATTTACCGCAATCACATAGAGCTTGTATAGTTACCCATCTACCCTCTCTCATAGCGATAGTTGCTTTGCCTATCTCTTTAGTTATACCACATTCACATTTATATATTGTCATATTATTCTTAATTGTGAGGTATGATTATTAATTCTTTCCATAGCCTTCTTATAGTATTCCTTATCTATCTCACAAGCTGTCAAATCATACCCTAAATTATGACAGGCTATTGCGGTACTTCCGCTTCCTAAAAAAATATCTATTATTTTATCCCCATCTACGCAAAAATTATGCAATATACGTTCAGACCATTTTACAGGCTTTGGACAACTGTGAAAATTCATTGTGGGGTCAGGTGTTATTGGTGCTTTTATTACATCAACCCCCTGCTTTGCAACCTTACCATAAAATAATACTGGCTCCCAATTATTAAAACCAACTCTACTTCTACCCATAGCAGCAGGTTTATGCCAACATAAAACCCATTTAGGTTTTTTTATTTCGTGCCATAATCCTAAATTGTCTATTCCGCAACTAATAAAAATACCCTTTTCACATATTCTTTCTAGCTCTGAAAACCATTTAAAACACCAATCTTTATATTCCTTTTCGCTTAAATTATCTTTGTACTCATTATATTTAAAATTCAGATTATAAGGCGGATCTGTTATAGCAAAATCAAAGTGGTTATCCTCATACCTTGCCATTAATTCCATATTGTCCTCATTAGTTATTGTCATTCTGATAAAGCTCCTGTTAATATTTTTCTTTCTGAACACAATCTGTCAAGCTCAAATTGTAAATGATTAATGGCTTTTTGTATATCTTGATCTGCTGGGTTACCATCTTTTTTTCCAGCACGTAAGAGGTAAGAACAAGCCGTCCCTACATTGTACGATAATTCAAAGTCCTCTACTACACGTCTAGCTTCATAGCCATAGGTAGTTCCAACATAATAATTAGGCTCTGGTGTTCTTTTGTAATCTGTTTTCATTCGTTGTATTTTTTATATAATTTTTTAATTTCATCAAAGCACGTTGCAATACAAGAGCCACAATTAGTAGTAGGGCTATAATTAGTTCCGTGTATTACATTATACGTTTCTATCATTCTTTTTTTAGCTGCTTGATCTTTTGCTCTACCTGTTTTTAAATCTTTCCACATATCTAATATTTCATCTATAATCTCCTGTGGTAAATTGTAATCTGGGGTGTCTATTACTGTGGTCTTTTGCCATTTACCCTGACTACAACTCATAGGTGCTAAACGTGCCTTCAACTTCATAAAACAGCCACAATCTTTACAAGTTCCTGTTGGCTTAAAATAATATACGCAAGACTTACATATTTCTATGCGATCCTTGTAAATTCCATTTGGTACTAGAAACTTCATATTTTCTTATTAATGTTTTCTTTTTTTCAAACAGATTGAAGGGGTATGAAAACCCAAATTGCATAACAAAACTATCTTTTTTTTTCGGATCATACATTTTCATCTAATTCATCTTTTATTATTGTTCTTACTTTGTCTATTGTCGTAAACAAGCTGTTCCTACTAATCTTAGTTTTGGCAGCGAGAGAATCAAGTGTATTACCTTCATAGTAATATAGCTTAAACAATTCCGCATCATACCAATGTAAAGTATCTAAAACACAATCAATCTTTTCTAGCTTATTAAGTCTTTCGTGATCTATTTTTTCGTTTGGCAAATTTGATATATCTTTATGATGATAATTGCCAGATATTGTATAGCTATCCACGTTAGTATTATTGGTAGAATAAATAGTGCTGTCAATATGTGTGTAATACTTTTCATACTTATAATAAAAATTACTTCTCTTGCTTGTTAATGCCCTTCTTAATGCAACTGCTCCATATCTTAAAATTCCATTGACCCCATCTTTCTCCCATATATCTGACAGAGTTTGTTTATTCATTTGTAGAAAATAGAGCATCAACTCCTGTACTGCTTCGTGTATTTTGTTTTCATCATTAGTAATACCATAAGCCATAGTTCTAAATTGATCTGTTAGCTTTGATATTTCTATGTATATATTATTCATTTGTCGGCTCTAACGTATCTAGCTTTGCTACTGTTTCTTGTAGCATTTGATCTAACACTACTTTATAAGCTCTAACAACTGCTGCATTCTTTCTAGTTTCTATACCTGCTAAAAAGCCACTTGTCATAACTGATATGTTTATAGGTAATATCATAATCCAATCATAAAAATTGTTTTCTTTAACCCCTTCTCCGTAGCCATTTGAATAGTCTATTATTAATTGCAGCACATCCATATAATTCTGGTATCTAGTTTTTGTAGCTACATCTTGTGCAAATTGTCTGCATAATTCAATATACACTTCAAGAATCTGCTTGTGCTGTTCGCTAGAATATATTGCGTTTTGCATATCCAAATTTATAATAATAAATTATTCTATACCCTTTTCTTTTTTTAAGTTATCAACAGCTTTTTTGTAATAAGTAATCTTTTCATCATAATCTACCCTAGAAAACTTAACTATTTTTTTAGCCAAAAATTGCAGTTCTTGTGCTGTTCCTTCACCATACTTATGATCTAATGCTAAAGCAAATTTATACTGCTCACCCTGTTTGAACATATTACAACCCACGCATTGGGGTTGACAGTTCTCCTCATCAAATCTTGTGGCTAAGAAACTTCTAGATTGAAAGTGACCACATTGCATTCCAGATTTATAATGCTTAACACATCCACAAGTAAAGCATTGAACCATACCGTTATGAGAATCTCTAAGTCGTATGTAAAGACTAAACCATTTATCCAGCTCTTTTTTTAGCTTACTTATAGACTTCATACCCTAAGTCTTTTCGCCATTGTTCTTGTATCTTTCCTTTTCTAAGATTGTATTTTTCACCTCTAAATTCAGGATATTGTTCTTGTAGTTTTGCTCTTACTCTTTTTATACTAGGTGCTAATGTTAATTTACCTTTAGCATACAATCGTAAAAAGTCTGCTGCACTTTGTTTATGTGGGTCAACCCCCATAGATTGTATTTCTCTGTACCAAATATGAGTACATAATCTATTGTCATCATCTTTTAAAGAGGGCTTGTCTTTAAGCAATTCCTGTACAATTTCTTTTGTTTTCATTCTCTTATTTGTCTTATTAGCCACATTCCAATGGCTGTTATTATTACCCATCCGACCATAT